CTTTACGTTCCGTAACCTTCTGCAACCGAGATCATCAGAAGTAAAGCATCTCTCATACCCACAATGGAGGGTGTTGTGGGAATACTGTAACTGTTCAATTCCCCTTGAACTCATACTTTACCCTTTTAATTAAATGACTGCTACAATTGCTACACGTTCTAATACTATTAACCCCTGGCAGAACTTCTGCGAGTGGGTTACTTCAACTGATAATAGGTTGTACGTCGGGTGGTTCGGAGTTCTTATGATTCCTTGCCTACTTGTTGCTACTTCAGTTTTTATTATTGCTTTTATTGCAAATCCGCCAGTAGATATTGACGGTATTAGGGAACCAGTAGCAGGTTCTCTAATGTATGGAAACAACATCATCTCTGGTGCAGTTGTTCCTTCTTCTAATGCTATTGGATTGCATCTTTATAATCTTTGGGATGCTGCTTCTATTGATGAAGCACTTTATAATGGTTGGGCATATCAAGCAGTGGTATTCCACTTTTTGATTGGTGTTTGGTGCTATCTTGGTCGTGAGTGGGAACTCTCATTCAGACTTGGAATGCGTCCTTGGATTGCAGTTGCTTATAGTGCTCCTGCTATTGCTGCGACTGCTGTATTCTTGATTTATCCTTTTGGTCAAGGGTTGTGATATAATGGCCCTTGTAAAACTGGGTTAACTTCTGGAACGCTAAGTTATGAATAACATTTACGAACAATTTAGAAAATATGTTTCTCAACTGGAATATCCCAAAGATATTATGGTTGAGTATCATCACGAACCTCCCCATCATACTGGTAGGTCTTCTGATAGTTCGGAAATGAATGTTATTGCTTCTTTAGAGCACCATTCTTTACTTCATTATTATAGATGGTTATCTTATGGAGAAATCCAAGATAAAATCGCTTGGTTGTGGAGAAAAGGTCAAGATGGAGAAGCAAGAAAGATTATGAATGAAAATAGAATCAAAACTTGTAAGGAAACTAAATCTGGATTTTATAATTCTCAACTTCAGTCTGAATTGGGGAAAAGAGGTGCTTATGCATCACACAAAATTCAAAAAGAAAATCTTACAGGTAGATGGAATAGTCAAACTCAAAGAGAGATTGCTCTTCTTGGAAATACTCCTGAAGTTCGTAAGAAAAAGGGAGAAGGTGGAAAAATAGGTGGAAAGAAATCTTCTGAAGTCCGTAAAACGATGGGAGTAGGGGTTTATAATCCCGAAAGTAGAAGAAAGGGAAATCTATTAGCAAACCTTTCAAGATGGGGAATAACTATAAATGGAGAAAGAATATCAAAGGACTTTCTTCCGCAAGAGTTTATTGACTGGTTCTTAATACATAAGCAGACTAAATTCATAATAAGCCAATCAGAAGCCAAGCTCCTCACGCTTGAGGAGAAGGTTCAACGACTACTGGGTGAGTTAGGCGTAACTCGTAATACCAGCAAGAACGCCCAGAACAATCAACAAATTAATTGATTGTTAAGATATAGTCTAGTCCCTATGGAAACATAGGAGTAACTGCATTTTCAGATGGTATGCCTCTGGGTATTAGTGGAACTTTTAACTATATGTTAGTCTTTTCCGCAGAACACAACATCCTTATGAATCCGTTTCATATGTTAGGTGTTGCAGGTGTTTTTGGAGGAAGTCTTTTCTCCGCAATGCATAGGGAACTGTGCCCTTGTTGAGTAATCAGCAAGTGAAAATCGGGTGAACTGCTGGAACCCTAAGTCCTTTATGGATAAGGCAATCAGCATCCAAGTCTCAGATACATCTGAGAAAGGTTCAGAGACTACCTGAGGGGTTTAGTCCCCTTAATAACAGGAATAAGTGCCCGACAACCTAATACAACTTAGGTTGATGATATAGTCCACTCCTTATGAAAATGAGGTATAATAGGGGTTCCCTCGTAACCTCTTCAATCGTTCGTGAAACTACCGAAACTGAATCCCAAAATTATGGTTATAAGTTCGGTCAAGAAGAAGAAACGTATAACATAATTGCGGCTCACGGTTATTTCGGTCGTCTTATTTTCCAATATGCTTCCTTTAATAACTCCCGCAGTCTCCACTTCTTCCTCGCTGCCTGGCCCGTTGTGGGTATCTGGTGTGCTGCTATGGGAATTGCCGTTTCTTCTTTCAATCTCAATGGTCTAAATTTTAATGAATCAATTCTAGATAACCAAGGACGAGCAATTCCTACTTGGGCAGATATGCTTAATAGGGCAAATTTGGGTCTAGAAGTGGTCCACGAAAGGAACGCACATTAGTAAAATAGTGTCCTTACTGAGAAATTGGTAAGTGCAAATCGGATGAATTGCTGGAAACCCTCCAAATATAGGGGCAATCAGCATCCAAGTCTCAGATACATCTGAGAAAGGTTCAACGACTACCTGAGGGATATAGTTCCCTTAATAACAGGCAAGAGCGTCCGACACCTAACCTCATTAAGAGTATGGTGATGATATAGTCTTCTCTATAAGAATGGTAAACTTATGGGTCAAGAGAACTTTCCTTTAGACCTTGCTAGCGTAGAAGCAACTCCTGTTGCTCTTACTGCCCCAGTAATCGGTTGATATAAAACCTAAAAAATAAATAGAGGAGTTCCACAAGAACTCCTTTTTTTATGCTCCTCATTCTCCTCCTCTTCCAACTCTTTGGAGTGTTCCTCTTCCTGATGTCTCTGCTATAATATATAAGATAAACCACAACTTTTTATGTACGACGCAACCTTCATCAGCGACACACATTTAGGAACTCCAAGATGTAATACTGAAAAGTTTCTAAAATTTCTAAAAGAACTTAAGACTAAGAAATTAGTTTTAGTTGGTGATGTTATTGATATTCATTGTATGGAAAGATATAACACTCGTTGGACCAAAGAACATACCGAATGCGTTCATCAAATACTCAATCTCGCAAAGAAAGGAACCGAGATTGTTTATATTCTTGGAAATCACGAAGGTATGCTAAGAAGGTATTGTGACTTTGAGCACGAAAACTTTATGATGTGTGATGAGTATGTTCATAAAGACTCAAAGGGAAATAAGTTTCTTTGTATTCACGGAGATAAGTATTCGGAGTATTCTTCTGGGTCTTGGAAGCAACTCATCTTCAATAAAGGTTATGAATTAATTACACCCTTAAGTATTTGGTTGGAAAGGTTCTTCCGATTCTCTTTAGTATATTTCCTCAAGAATACTGCTCGGGGGAAAAATTACATTAGTAGATATGAAGCAGATATCATGTGGAATTGCGTTCAGAGAGATAAGAAATATGATGGAGTAATATGTGGCCACATTCATCATGCAAATATTAAGAATTGTGGAAAAATGACTTATATGTGCTGTGGTGATTGGTGTGATACCTGCTCTGCGATTACTGAAAAGAATGGTGTATATTGTTTGGAAAAGTATTGATAGAAGGTCTTTACAAAAACTCGCAAGTGCCCTATAATAATCAAAAGACTTCAAAAAATGAACAAGTATAATACCGAAGATTATTTTTCTGTCATTGAGACTAGGACTGGTAGAAAAATTCTAGATTGTGGTGAGGAATCAGATGCACTGGCAATGGTTGCCTTTAACCCTGCTAATCGGTCAATCTTAAGAAATAAGTTTCTGATGGGTCAGGTGATTGATGTAGTGATGCCCAAAGCACTCCCTACGAATGAAATTGCTATCAATACCAAACCTTATCAAGACCATCAAGATGAATGGATGGTTGAGAAAATCAATCAACTGCCTCAAATCAAACTTCCAGAAGGTCAACAAGAACCTTTTAGGGTATGATGCAAAATATCAATTGGTTTAATGTTTTCTTTGATTTGTATATCATTTATTGGGGATTTAATTATGGTAAAAATAAGGAAGAATGAATCACCGAAAGCACAAACAAACAGAGAATATTAAGAATAGAAAAATGTATACACCTGAAGGATATTTAAAAGACCCCCCAGATGCTAAATGCCCACACTGTGGGAAATCTGACAAGTCTTGTTCTCATGTAAATAGTGTAAGTCGTGCTTGGGCACGAGATACTTGTAAGAAGAAAAATGATCAGGAAAGTCTTAATCAAGAATAAATAATCATAAGTTGCAAATACTCATGGTCCCTCCACATTCGTTTAAGGACTATCTGTTCAATCTTGAAACGACGAATAAAGCAGATGCAAAGAGGATGTGGAGACAAAGTATAAAAGACCAATGGGAACACAAGTGTGCCTATTGTGAGTCAGAAGAAAATATCACACTAGACCATATCATTCCACAGTGTAAGGGTGGTCTAGACATTAAAACAAATGTAATTGCCTGTTGTCATTCTTGCAATCAATCCAAGGGGCACGAGCACTGGAAACTATGGTATGTTCAGCAAGAATTCTTTACAGAAAAAAAAATAGATGCTATAGTAAAATGGATGAAACCAGAAGAAAATTTAAATCTATATAACTATAGACCAAGAAGAAATAATGCGTCTTAACATTCATGGATGATGGTAGTATCTACCCCATTGCAGCAAATGTAATGGGGACCTTAATTTCATTTTTAATAATTCTTATACCCTTATTAATAATTTTATGAATTTTACAGTTTATTCAAAAAAAGGTTGTCCTTATTGTGACAAGATTAAAATGGTTCTGGGTGATTTGAGTGTCAAAAAAGGATATCCAGTTATTTGTTATGAACTTGGAACTGAATTTACAAGAGAGCAATTCTATGCTGAATTTGGTGAAGGTTCTACATTTCCACAAGTTGTTTTTGATAAAAAAAATATTGGTGGATGTAGTGATACCGTGAAGTACTTACAAGAGAACAATATGTTTTAATGAGTACTATAAATAATTCTGGAAAAACAAACATCAATCGTGGTGTTGAGTTACTACTTCGCAAAAAAGGAGGAACAAATCAACCAGAATTGGATTCTAGACAGTTCAGTTTTGGGAAAATGTTTTCTCTTTTTAAACGAGAGATACATTTTAAAATTGAACTAAGAGTGGCAAAGAAAACGTAATCTCTTGGAGAAAAAAAATGTTAGCATCAGAACTCACCATTTTCACTATATTAACTTTTTTATTTTTACTTGTGGGTGGAGTAATAGGTTGGCTAACGAAGTCTCACTTGCACGAAAGTCAATTGAGACAAATTTATACTCATCCAGAAATGTTTGATGAGAATGGTAATCTTATACCAGACGAAATATTGGCAGTACGCTTTGAAAACAATTATGACGACGACAACGACGAAGAAGAAGACAGAGACTGAACTGGAAATTCTTCCTACAAATCCATTTGCATTTGAAATCCTTGCTCTTGCTTCAAAGCAAAGGTCAAAGGTGAAAAAAGTGGAAGTGCTCAAAACATACGAACACGATTCATTAAAAGCAATTTTTATTTGGAATTTTGATGAAAGTGTAATTTCAGCACTTCCAGAAGGTGATGTTCCAATTTTTGGTGAGAATGATATGAAAACATCAACAATGTCTGAAAGAATTGAAGATTCAATCAAACAACTGAACGGTTCATCAATAGGAGCACTTGATCAAAGATATTCTACAATTCGTAAAGAATATACTAAGTTTTATAATTTCATTAAAGGTGGAAATGATACATTGAATGGAATTCGTAGAGAAAATATTTTTGTAAATCTTTTGGAAGGTTTGCATCCTTTGGAAGCAGAAATTCTTTGTTTATGTAAAGATAAGAAACTTGAAAGTAAATATAAAATCAATAAGGACATTGTTTCTGAAGCATTTCCTGATATTGTTTGGGGAAATAGAGGTTGAAAACTGGAGGAAAATATTGAATATTATACATAAAGACTGCGATAAATCATTATCAAAGGATAAAAGTCTTCCTGTTGATTCTTATCTTGTGACGTATCTTGTAAAAGATAAAGAAAAATATGATATAGTACAAACAGGTAGTAAGGTGGAAGTGTTTGACGCTTATTATGATGAATACGGAAAAGGAGCACTGAAAGAAATTAAATGGACTGATGGAAGAGTAAATCCAAGAGTTTATGGATATGTTCCCAAAGAAACAAAAAGAAGAAAATAATTAAGGGTGGGATTGACTTCTCCCCTTTTTTTATGTAAAATAACTGAAGACAACTTTATTATATGGATAGAGAAAAAGTTAAATTGATTATAAGGAATATGGAACTGCTTTTGGATTCTTTAAAAGCAGAAATCTATACAGACGTTCAATTACATAAAGTAAAAAGTAATCAACGAATTATTGATTACGATGAAGTATTTGAGGATAATGATGACTAGCAGATCAAAACAATTGGTTAAATTACTTAAGAAATTAATCAAACAGGAACATTTAT